ATATTCTCCATTTGGTTTGCAAACACAAACTGGTACTCGAATCCCAATAGGTAACTTAACTTATAATATTGGTGATATAGCCCAAAAAATGGAACCTTTAAACATTGCTGGGTATCAGATTACTAAAAATACTTGTTTTGATTGCCCTTATTCTGAGCGTTTGTTTGCTACTTATAGTAAATACACTTACAAACCAAGACAAAACTTTTATTTAGATAATAGAATGAAAGGAGATACATTATCTGTTTATGTTAAAGCAACATTTAATACAGATAAAGGTTGGAGTGAAGTAAGAGAACATGAACTTAAAATAATTGTAGACTAATGAATATAAGAACATTAATTACAGGAATAGGATTATTTTTTATTGCTCAAGGATTATCTTGGTTTCAAACAAATGGACAGTTTTTAAACGTGTGGATTAAAAATAACCCATTTTGGGTCGCATTAGCATTTGGAGCACCTGTTGGAATGGCATATATATACGGAACTACATATATAGTTGAGGCATTTGAGGGTCAATTATGGCCATCTAGGTTAATTGGGTTTGCTACTGGTATATTTGCATTTACTATTCTTTCATACACCTTTATGGGAGAAGGAATAAATTTAAAAACTGGGGTGATTTTATCATTAGCAACCGTTATAGTAATATTACAAATTTTTTGGAAATAAATTATGGAAAGAATAACAGAACAAAAAGCAAAACAATTTATATCATTGAAAGATGATTATACAGGTCAAGGTATTGAAGCCGCTGCCTATTTTACAATCACCCCTTCGGTTACTAAAGGTGATGATTGGGAAGATGTAACATATTATACTGCTAGAAAGAAAAATATCTATTCAAATAAAGGAGAAGGTAATCAATGGGTTTATGTTTTATCAAACCCTACTACTCCGGGTTTGTTAAAAATTGGGTATACAACTCAAACACCAGATGAAAGAGCTAAACAAATATCAAATGCTACTGGGGTTGCATTACCTTATAAAGTAGAATGGGCATTTAAATGTTTTGATGGTGAACAACTTGAAGGAGAAGTCCACCGTAAATTAAGAGAATATCGTGTAAATAACCAACGAGAATTTTTCCAAATTGACTTGGAGGGGGCAAAAAAGGTTATTAAATTATTGGGTAAAAATTATATTTAAACAATTATGAGAGAATTAACTTTAGATGAAAAAAGAGAAAATTTAGTTAACGATATTATTATATTGAATCGTATAGCTGAAGATTTATGGCAATATCACCCTGATAATAAGGATAAAATAGATATTGTTAAAAGTTATAGCAACATTCAGGCAAAAATTAATGAAAAAGAAACCGAAATAGAGGGGTTAGACTAATATTTATAATGGCCATAATGAAATTTGATTCAAAATTATACGAAGAAATAGGTATAAAAGCTGCTAATGAGGGTTTCTTTTTAGAATGGAGGACCTTATCTTCTTCAATTAAAAATACAGAAGAATTACCACTATGTGAAGCAGGTTTTAAAGCATATCAACAATTAAAATTACAAGGTAGTGCCTAATGTAAACAAGATTTTTGGGTTATTTTCTGGGGATGAAGGTGATAGGAATGATTCACAACCTAATGAAATCCATGTAGATTTTATGAACACCCCAGATGCTAAAATTGGGATGTTTGTGAAATTAATCCATAATAACATTGTGTTTAATAAAAAATTAAAAGAATTCTTTAAAAAGGCACAACAGGATTATGACGAATTAGAAACTAAAAAAAGTTCAGAACATACAATTTTTAATAGAGCTTGGTATTATATTAAAGATATTGATATCGATATTGAATCCCACCTTTATGCTGTTGTAAAACAAGATACTAAATTTTTGTTAGATTCACTAGAATTAGCAATTAATTATTTTGAAAATACCGAGGAATATGAAAGATGTGCTCATCTTCATAAAATTTACTTAATTACAAAAGAAATTTAAAAAATAACGTGCCATTACGATTTATCCCTCGTACATTCATATCACGGGTTTTGATAAAAGGGATAGGAAACAAAGGTTATAACCCGGGGGATAGAAATTTAAATAAAATGTTATGAGAAATAGAAATTTAATTAATCGAAAATTAGACAATTTAGAGGCTACTCTAAAAACACTTCAAGGTATTGTTAATAGACAAGCTCCAATTGAATCTTATAGAGCTAATATTGTTAAAGCAGAGGGAATTGTAGATGAATTACGTGGGATGGTAGAAGCAGAGCCTATGGCATCTAACGAACTTAATAAGTATTAATGAGAAATATTGATGATATGAGAAATAAATGGAACCGAAGAATGAGTGGTTCTATTTTAGCACCTAACCCAACGGGTGTTTTAGTCGATATGGCAATACGAACAATAAAATATTGTAAAATAAAACAAAACAGAAAAAGGTTATGAGTTTAACAGCAGAACAAATACAAGATAATTGGATTGAATTTAATAATAATATTGAAACATATATCACTGGGGATCGTAAACAATATTTACTTGATTTCTATAAAAAATATGAAGATCGTATTATTTTAATGCCTGCTGCTCATAAAAAAGAGTACCATAGTGCATTTCCTGGAGGATATGTTGATCATGTTAATCGTGTGGTTAAAGCAGCCTTATCTATGAATAAAGTTTGGGCTGAATTTGGTTGTGATATGAGTACATTTACAACGGAAGAATTGGTATTTTCGGCTATTAATCATGATTTAGGTAAAATGGGAGATGAGAATAATGCCTCATATATCCCCCAGACCGATCAATGGAGAAAAGATAAATTAGGTGAAGATTATATGTTTAATAAACAAGTTGCCTTTGCTTCTGTCCCTGATCGTGGACTATTCTTACTCCAGCAACATGATATAAAGTATACATTTAATGAAATGTTAGCAATCCAGACTCATGATGGGTTATATGATGCGGCAAATGAAAAGTATCTTAAAGCATTTATGCCCGAAGCTAAACCACGTACTTCTCTACCATTTATTCTACACCAGGCAGATATGATGGCTGCTCGTATAGAATTTGAAATTGAATGGTTACCTAAATTTAAGGGGGAAAATAACTTGGCTCCCCAAAAGAACAATTTTACATTGTCGTCTAAATCAAAATCTAATGTAAAGTCTAAAGCCCTAAACACAGTTAAAAGTGAAGGTCTTAAGAGTATGTTAGATAGTTTATAATGACATTAGAAATAATAATATACATACTTGGTACAGTGGTCGTAATCTTAGGATATACGACCATAAACCTTTTAATCAAAAACGAGAAAGCAGAAGACATAATCGTATCACAACGAGAGTTTATTGAAAATTTTCAATCATCAATTGAGGAATCAGATAAGAAACTTCAAGAATTAGACACTAGGGGTAGTTTTAGTTCAGATGATGAAATTGGTTGGTTTTTTAATGAAATAAAAAAGTTGCAAAATGCACTATCTCGATTTAAAACCAGTTAAAAATCAATGGAACCACAACCTCGTAAAAGGAGGAAGAAGAGTAAAAACTACTTCACTCAGGACACAGAAAATGCTATTGTAAGATATAATAATGAACCAGATTCCGAGGTTCGTAGTATGATATATCAACAAGAGATTCACTATCCCTTTTTCAAACTCACACAAAATATTATACATACTTTCAAATTCTACCATACTGAGGTAGAAAATTTGGAGCATCTGCAACATGAAATAATTACATTTTTATTATCTAAAATGCATTTATTTGATCCTACTCGCGGAGCAAAGGCATATTCTTATTTTGGTACTATAGTCAAACGTTGGCTTATATTATATAATACTAAAAACTACCAGAAAAAAATAAAGAAAATCCCCGCTGAAGAATTATCTAAAGAAGGTTCCGATTATGTTTATAGTATGGGTGATGATTCAGTTAAAAGTGATTTAGATAAATATATAGATTTATTTGTTAAACATACTACTAAAAATATATATGAATTATTCCCTAAAAAAAATGATGCTCAAATAGCAGATGCTATACTTGAGTTGTTTCGTAAACGAGAAGATTTAGATGTTTTCAATAAAAAAGCACTATATATCTACATTCGTGAAATGGTTGATGTTAAAACCCCAAAAATAACCAAAATAGCTAACCAATTATATGAGATATTTAAAAGTAATTACGTTTTTTATCTTGAAAACGGGTACGCTAGATTCTAAACCTTAATTATATCCATATTTATGATAAAAAACATCATGGCACTGGATAATGTAGTATTTGGTAAGAAAAAATTCTCCGATATATTAGGAGAAATTTATGATAATCAAACTGAAAAGAAAAAACAAATTACTGGTTTAATCTCTGAACTAAAACCACTTGTTAAAGATATAGGAGACGCTACTTTAATTGTTCCCCTTATAAAAGATTATCTAGAAATTGGCGTCAAAAATGATGAACAATTAATAAAAATGGCTACTATAGTACAGCGTGCGCTTAATAATACTAGTGGCGAGGATGCATTGGGAATTAGTGAAGAAGAAAAACAACAATTAATGGAGGAGTTAGATAAATTAAACTCTGACTTTAAAGAAGGGAATGGCTCTTAAAACTGGATTAGCATATTTAGGACAATCTATAAATTCTGGTGGTGATATCTCAAATTTAGTAACCTCTATTGAGGAACTTAATCTAAAAATCATCCCCGCTAGAGTTACAGATATTATATTAGATGAAACCAATCAACCCAAATTTACAGAATATGGTGGTTGGAATGGAATTGGTATTATTGAATTCGAACCCATTAATACTCCATCTCCCAAATCTATAAAAAGACCAATAGCCAAACCTTTTTTCCCACAATTAAAATCATTTCCTTTAGTAAATGAAATAGTACTTTTATTTTATTTGCCTGATAGTAATATAGGAGTACAAGATACTTCTGAAGTATATTATTATTTAAATACTATTTCTCTTTGGAATCACCCTCACCATAACGC